CGGCGTTGATCGCCCCCATCATCGCGGCCTTGGATATCTCGCTCTCGGCGTACTTGTGCAGCTTGTCCTTTGCCTGAGGATCGAGGTTCAACTGGTCAATGAGCGCCTTGGTGTCACCCAAGTGCGCGGCAAAACTGTCGGGCGCGTCGAGCACCTGATTCGCCCCGGCGTTCACATACTGCTGGGTGGAGTCCACGGCGTGCTCGTGCCGAGCGTTGGCCTCGAAGGCGAGCGATTGAGCCTGCAGGCGATTGCCGTACTCGTTGAGGTGCATTCCCAGCAGGCGCGCGGCGAGGGTGTTCGGCGCGTTGTCGGTCGCCTGCTTCACGTACTTGCCGTAGTCGCCCATCAGCGAGGGCGTGAATCCCGGGGCTCCGGGCTCGGCGCTCTCCTGCCGCTCCTGCATGGTGCGGGTCCACTGGTTCTGCGCCGCGCTCATCTGATTGGCGACATAGACCGCAGCATCCGAGCGCGCGACGCTCTCCACCGACTGCCCCAGCGCCTCGATCCCCGGGCCTGCCGAGACCCCGGTACGCTCGGGGATCACACGGCGCAGGCCCTCCTCGACCGGGACGCGCGGCTCGTACTCCTGAATAGCCGGGCCGGTCCGGGCCATCTACAGCCCCAGCGAGGCGTTGGTGGCGGTCGTCGCCGGCTGCCCCGCCGCGCCGCCGAAGATGTTACCCATCACGCCGCGACGCTGACGCAAGAGCGCGTCCTGCTGGGCGGCAGCGTTGGCCGCGATGTCCTGATTGGGAGGACCGGGAGGCTTGGGAATGTTCTGGCCCTTACTTGCGCGGATCGCGGCGTAAGTTCCCCCGGCGGCGGTCAGTGCGGTTGCGAGCGGTGCTACCCATGCCATAAGTTCACCATTGAGCGACAAAACCCGGGGAGCCGGTATAGTTACCGGACCAGCCGCGCAGCAGGGCGGCCCCTGAGCGCAGGTATGTGTCGGCCTGCGTCGAGCGGGCCTCGGAGCGAATGTTCTGCGCCTGAGCACCGTAGGCCCAGTTCTGTAGCTGCGCCTTGTAGCGGATGTTGAGCGCGTCCAGTTCGGTGGCCATCGCGTTCTGCCTGATGAGCGCACCGGTCGAACCCCCGTAGCCGGTCCCGGACTGGGCCGCCGAGCCGATCGCCTCGCCCTGCATCCGGGCACCCATGCGGCGCTGCTGGTTCTCCTGCTCCAGCCCCTGACGCGCGGCCACTTCGCCCTCGGTGGCGTAGGTGCGCGCATTGGCGCGTAGCGCAGCGGCCCGCGTGAAGCCGGTCTCCAGCGCTCCCACGGTGGACAGGCCCGTGCCGAGCCACGGCATCGCCTTTTTCGTCCAGGCAGGCACGTTGGCCGACAGATAAGTATTGGCGTCCTTTATTCCCGTGCCGGCGCTCTGCGCCGCATTCATGGCCCAACTCATCGGCACCTCGCAAAGCGCATGTGATCCTCGCCCGCCGGCCCGTAGGCTCGCATCAAGCCCTCGCTCTGAAAGCCGAGCATCGTGAGCCAGCGGCAGCCCGGGGCAAAGCCCGCCTCGGTGCTGGATTCGATGCGCCGCAAATCCGCCATCAGCATATCGAGCAGTCTGAGCCCTGCGCGGTGGACCGCGAGTAAGGGCGCATTCTCGGCGAGCACGGCCCACAGGTGCCCGGTGCCAAAGCCAGTGAGCACGCAGCCCCCACACACCACGAGGCGCGATCCCGCAACTGCGCTGTAGGCCGGCCCGCTTTGCGCCAGATTGTGAAGGTACAGCATTGGTGCACCGAGCACCGCGCGCTGGGAGGCCTGCACGTTCATGGCCTCGATGTGCCACGGCTCGAAGGCCATGATTCTCATGGGGGTGAGGGCTCCTGCACGGTGATGTGCGGGAAGATGCCGAGCACCTCGCACTGGAAGGGCAGGTTCTGCGCAATCGTGAGCTTGCAGTTCGGGATCGGGTCGGAATTGACCCCGATCCGGTCGATATCTCCCGTGAACAGCGGCGGTGGTGCACCCATCACCGTGGTATTGCTATCAGGAATGAGCTTCACCGGGGCACCCGAGCCTGCCACCTGAATGGTCGGCCCCCATGTGTTTTTTAGACGCACCACGACTGAGGAGGGCCGCTTGATCTTGCCCTGCGCGGTGCCCTCGTTCGCGCCGCCCTCCACGTCCATGGTCGTGAGGATCGATGCGTACGGCAGGCCCGCCTGCACGGTGCCGGAAGGTGCTGTGAGGTTCACGATTCCGCTAGGCGGCACCACGCCGGAGGCCCCAGCGTCCAGGCCTCCATTGGCAAGCACCTGAATCGTCTCGCCGATAAGCCACGGTAGCGACAGGCTCGTGATCGGGGCTCCCGAGTACTGCGTGGACATGTCAAGAAAACACATAGAGGCCTGCGCGTCGCCTGTTTCAAAGTCCTTCTCCAGGTACTCGATCGAGCGCACGGTGAGCCCGCCGATCGTGCGCTTGACGGCCAGCCATAGCTCATCGCGCGTCCCGTCGGGAGCGGGGATCACGCAGATCGACTCCACCACCCCTGCCCCGCCCGTGGTCGCGGCGACCGGATGCTCGTGCCACCCTTCCACCTGATCTTGCCGGTCGATCGTGTAGCCGGTCAGTATCCCGTCCGAACGCAGGCACCACAGCGTCTGATAGGGCTCGGGGTGGTAGGCCACGTCCACAAAGCTGCTCGCCACCGTGTAGCCCGCGATGTGATTGGCCATCCGGTTCTGATTGGTGCTGTCGTAGCGGTTGAGATAGAAGTTGTAGTCCTGAGACATCACCTTCTTGCCCGAGCGCTGCACGTAGAAATTGGACGTGTTGATCAGCTCGGGCTTGATCGCCTTGGAGCGCCAGTGGCTCTGCGGCTCGACGATCACGTTGCCCGGCCCGAGTGCCTGCGTGGAGGTGATCTGCGACAGGCCGAACTCGCCCGCAGGCGTGCCGATCAGGAGGATGTTGGCCGCGTTCATCCACCCGATGGCGTCCACCTCCTTGCTCGCGATAATGCCGCTGATGCCGCACGCAGCGGTCACCTGCGAGAACAGATCCAGGCACTGCGAGGTGTAGGCCCCCGGCGCGCTACCCGCCCAGTTGATGCCCCAGCCCCAGAATAGCCGATCCTCCCAGAAGCAGACCGCCTGCGGATACTGACCGGGGGTGAGCGCCGTGGCTGGAGCCCACGCGCCCAGCGCCCAGTTGAGCGAGGCGTTCACGATCATCGAGCCGCCAGAGGTGAAAGCGCTGTAGGCACTCGAATCGGTCGCGGCGAGTGTGACGGCGGAACCTGCGACCGCCTGCACGATGAACATGCGCTCCGAGATTTGCGTCATGCCCCCGATCCCGGTCAGGTACACCGGATCGCCCACGTTCGGTGTTCCACCCGAGACGGTGACCACGGCAGGCTTGGCCTGCGTGATTGCGCTGACCGAGAGCACGGTGCCGAGCGTGAAGGCCGGGAAGTTGAAGGCCTGATTCTGATTGACCATGCCCTGCGGGCCGGGGAGCTGTGTGACCTGTGCCTTGACGTGGGTGGAACTGATGAAGCTCGTGACCTGCGCGATGCCGTAGCCCGAGTCCTGGTAGAGCCACTGGCAGCAGCCGGTGCCGGAGGAGGAGGGGTTAGCCCCGTCCCACGCGATGCCGTAGGTATGGATCGGCGGGACACTGCCTGTGGTGCCGCCCTGCGTGCAGAGATAGGTGTTGCCGTTGTTGCGCCTGACCGAGTTGGTCGTGACGCCCTGCCCCTGCGACCACGGGGCGGTATTGAAGGTCTGCGCGTCGATCCGAATGAGCCGCCCCGGGAAGCTGTTACTCGGGGCATCGAGCGCTGAGAACACGGGAGCGGTCGAATAGATGTCGTACAAACCCGGCGAGCCGGAAATGGCCGCCGCATAGAGCGCGGGCGAGGAGGACAGGTTCTTCGGCAGGAAAGGCCCGTCGGGCGGGTTGTAGAAGTTGAACACCCAGTTGGTGGGACCGAAGCGCGTCAGCGTCACCGGATAGTTGAAGGGCGTCGCGATATAGAGCACGTCGCCTGACTGCTCGATCTGCAGCGCCGGCGTGCCGTCGGTGTTCACCATCACAGGGAGCGGTGAGGGGATCTCGTAGATCGTGCCGCTCAAGGGATACCAGTAAGTTGCGTTCGGCGGGCTCTGATTGGTGTTCGCCGCGAAGCAGTAGTAATTCAGCCCTCCGAGCGTCACCAGTGCCCCGGGCTGGTAGGCGGTCGCGTTGTTCCACGCGGCCACGCCCGACACCTGCACCTGACCGTGGTTGGTGTAGAAGCGGCAGTAGCCCACGCCGAACTCGACCACGTAGGCCTGCGCCTGGCTGAAGATGAATTTGCGCACGAGCACGCGCTGGGATGCGCTCTTGACCGGCTGCACGTAGCGCGTGCCGGGGCAGCGCCGAGCCGGACCCTGCAGGCGCGGGATGTAGCGCGAGAGCGTCGAGCAGCCGACCGCATATTTGGGATTGTCGATGCGGGCTGCGGTGTCCGGGGAGAGCTCGCCCGCGTTGAAATTGCGCAGCGGCGCGCTGTTTTTGCCCATCGAGGGCTTATACGGTCAGCGCGTGCAGTTTAGCCATATCGTATCGTGGAGGCCCCGCCCGAGCCCACCGGGCGCGTGGACACCCACGTGTCGTCGGCCACCACCGTGGGCGGCGTCTCGATCGCAGCGGTGCGGTACGCCTCGCGGATCGCCGTCGCGTATTCCTTGGCCGCCTGCACCTGCAGCTGCAGCGAGTTGGTCACGCGAAAGCAGCAGCGGTGCGCCAAGCGCGCACCCATCGCATCATCGAAAGCCGCGTCCCACAGCGTCACGTCTGGAATGTCCTGGATGCCGCGCAGCGAAAGAGGGGACCCGAGATTGGAGAGGATATTGCCGCCCTCCAGCACGTAGTCGTCCTGCGTGGGACCGGAGCGGTAGTCGGACAGATCCACGCCCGGATAGGTGAAGTTAGAGTCTCCGATCTGCAGCAGGCGCAGGTGCCCAGCGGGCAGCGGGTAGGCCGCGCTATAGGGACCATTGACCGGGGCAGCCGAGAGCGCGACCAGTTGCGCGCGGTAGATCGCGAACTTCCAGATGTGCTTGCGCAGCTCGGCCTGCCGCTCCAGGTTCCACACCGAGTTGAAGGCGATCGCCGCCGGGGTCGAATCGGTGATCGCATTGATTGCGGTCGCCCCGAGGATCGCGCAGGCGATGTTGCAAACGTCGGTCTGTGAGGAGGCCATGGCCCCCTACTCTACCAAGCTCCCGCCGCCGGGTATACGCCCGTGTACAGCCACACCTTGGCAGCCACCGAGGGGGTAGCGGTCATCGCGCCGAACTCGTTAAGGAGCGGGGTGGGGAAAGCCACGATGATGTCCTGCGTGGTCGATCCCGTCCAAATGATCGAGGCGGCTGATCCTGCGGAGTCCACAAAGCCGGCGATGGTGACCGTGACGGCGGTCGCATTCGAGAGGATGTGGAAGCCATAGAGCAGCGTGTCCATGGCCGCCCCGCCCGAGCCAATGACACCCTTGCTGATATTGAGTAGCGAGGTGCCCTGCAGGAGCACCGCATGGGCTGGAGGACTTGCGGAAAAGCCGGGCATGGGCCGCTCTTACTGCGGCCCCATCACATTGGGATCGCGCAGCATGTACTGCTCGATGATGCGCATCGCCTGCAGCACCTCGTAGTGATTGATCGGGCGCGTACCGTTGGCCTGATCGGTCACGATCGAGGTCTGATCCACGCGCAGTTCCACCGCGCCGAGCGCTGCGACGTTGGGCGTCGCCGAGGCCGAGCCGCCCGGGGTGATCACCGTGCCGCCCGGCGTCGCAGACACCTCGAACTGCGTCGAGGACAGACCCGTGGCGCTCACATAGTAGGTAGTTCCCGCAGTCAGGCCCGTGACCGTGCCGAAGGAGCCGGAGAACACCACCGGCTGATTGGCCGTGAAGCTGTTGGCCGCCGCGATGATGGCGCTCGCCGCCGTGACGGTCGCCACGACGCCTGCCGGGGGATTGGTGCCGGCGACGATCTGCTCCAGCGTCGCCCCGCACCACCACAGATAGGAGACCGCCGCCACTTAGCGAGTCCAGTTGACCGAGAGCGCGAGATTCCCGCCTGCCGTGCCTGCCGTGACTGCGGCGACGGCCACATCGTAGAGCAGACCCGAGTCGGAATTGAGCCCCAGCAATTCCCACACGCGCTTGGTCGCATTCGCCACCAGGCCGCCCGCGTTGAGGACCGAGGGGAAGAACAGGCTCGTCCAGACGTTGCGGGCCGAGGCCATCGTGACGCCAGAGAAGAAGATCACGTCCGCGTTGGTGACTGCCGGGCCACCGCCGCCGATCGTGTACACGCCGCATTTGTAGCTCGTGCCCGCCGTGTTGGCATCGTTCATGACCTTGACATCGAGGATCAGCGCATTGGAGGGCAGGCGACAGAAGCGGTAGGTCGAGCCCGCCGAGTCGGTCGCGCCCATCGCGCAGATGTCGGTCGCGGTCCAGTCCATGCCGCCGGTCATATACGATCCCGAGTACTGCGGCGGGGTCGCGTTCACGTTCACAAGCTGCGTGGAATAGATAGTCACTACTGCCATGTCATCACTCCTTCAATCGGGGCTACGGGTATCGCTTGCCCCAAATTCTTACCGGCACCAGATGCCCTGGACCCGGTTCTCCTCAAGGCGCGTTGCGCCGATCGTCATGTACACGTAGGCCTGCCACGGCAAGCCCTGCAGATCCTTGCGCTGCGCGACATCGGTCGTGATGTCATTCCACAAACCGAGGTGCATTCCTTCCTTGACCCACATGAACACCTGAGTCGAGGTGCCCGACTGATCGTCGGTGCCGGTCAGCAGACGCTCGGAGCGGATGAAGGTCACGCCGAGGAACTTCTCGATACGCCCCTCGTGCAGGATCGGGCGGCCCTCCTCGGTGGAGTTGAAGTCGCTGGAAACCACCTGCGCCTCGGCCAGCAGGTTGTCCAGCTGCCGTGCTCCCGCGACACAGAAAATCTCCTCGCCCTCCTCCATGTCGCCAGCGGGGTCGATCGCTTCCTGTTGCATGAGCAGCATCTTCGCCTGCCGCAACTTGGCCACCGTGAGGCCGGAGGGCGAGGTCGCGCCCTGCTGCACGGAAACGAAAGTGTTGTTGTTGGTCGATGTGGCCCCGGTCTGTCCGGTCTTGGACGTGCCGGAGAACGCGGCGATGATCGTGTCGTCAATTCGGCGGTTGGCGGCAGCGACCGCTGCGGCGACTAACTGACTCTTGGGATCGACCAGCAGGCGCAGCTTATCGAAGCTGTCCAGCAACTGCGGCAGATCGTAGTCGCCGGGATAGACCCATCGGCGATTGGTGGGACCGTCCACGCGGCCCATCGGCTGGAAGCGGCTGGTGACAGCCTGCATGGAAACCAGGCCGAATTGCTCGACGGGACTTCCGGCCATGCCCTCGTAGCGCTGCTCGGTGACCGCTTGGCGCAAGCGCGTTTTACGCTGTTGCGCGAGCAGGTTGATGATCTTGGCGTATTCCTGGGCGTACCAGGTAATGACATTTGCACCCACAATGCACTCCTTCGGATTGAGTCGCTTTGCGGGTGCCTTGTCCGGTGAAGGGGGCGGCCCATCGCCGGATTATCTGCCGGCTGGCAGCAGGGGCTTTCCCCTTGGGTCATCGGGGGCGCTTGGCCTTGTCCGATTCGTTGTGATGCGACGCTAAGGGGCGGGCGTGCAGCAATGCAAGCCGGTGCTAGAAGGCGAGCGGCTCGCCTCCTACGGCGGCACGGAAGAAGCGCTGCTGTGCATCCCACGCCTCGCGGCAGAGCTGATCGGCGAGGCGCTTGGCCTGCTCGTGCGCTGCTCGTGCTCGGTTCAAGTCCTCCAGCGCATGATCGTAGGCCAGTCGCGTGGATTTCAATTCCGCCGCGTAACTATCGAGGTTCTCCAACTACGCGGCCTCGCGCGAGGCGATCTTGGCCAGCTCCAGCACCTTGGGCTCGAACTCGTGCTTCCAGTCAGAGTCAGTGATCTTGCCCTCGATCCGGTCTGTGCGGATCTTCGCGATCTCGGCCTGCGCTTGGCGAGGCGTCATGCCGAAGGTCTGCCCCGAGGAGCCGCGCTCGCTGAAAGCTGTGCCGGCCTCGGAGCCAAAGCGCCCGATCTCATAGAAGAACTTCGCAAGCCTGTGTGCGCCCAGTTCGCTCTGCAGCCGCTTGATGATGAGCGGATCATCCCCGAGCCCCGAGCGCTGCATGAACTCGCCCAGCCCGCGCATGGCCAGCTCGTTGTTGGCCGTGGAGGCGCTGCCCCACTCGCGATGTAGTTGATCGATCTCCGAGGCAATGCGCGCATCGGTCTCACGCTCGCCTGCCGTCACCTGCTCGGTCACCCAGCCGTTCCACCACGAGGCGATCGCATTCGCTTGACGCGGGGGCACGCCCGCCTTGTGAAAGGCCCCGGCGGCAGCGCGGGCGAAGCCGTCGTCAACCCCCTCGGGCAGCGGCAGCTTGTAGCCATCGGCGCTCTCGGGCACGCCGAGGCGCTTGGCGACCGAGGCCCACCCTTCCGCGTCGTTCTCGTCCTTCGGCAGCATGAAGGTGCGACCGGCCCTATCGGCACCGAAGATAGATTCCATGTTGCGATAGCTCTTGAACGCGCTTTCAGCGTCGGGCAAGTTCTTCGTCGCCAGCCAGCTCTTGGTCTCGGCATCCTTCACCGAGTCCCACCAGCCGCTCGCCGCTGCGGGAGGCGGCGCACCGGAGGGCGAGCCCGAGCCCGGGGCAGGTTGATTGGTGGAGGGTGTGCCCCCGCCTGCGCTACTGCCGGTCGTCAGTGTCGTCGCTGCTGAGTTGGCCATCGCTCTCGCTCCATTCAATCATTTTGCGGATTCGCGTCGCCACCGCTCGTTTGCCGTCGCGGTAGATCGTCGTGTACGGATCCATTCTACCCTGCGCGTCCATGTGGATCGACTCTCGCCAGAAGGCGCAGAAGCCGTCCAGATCCGCGAGCACCACCTCACCCTCCGGGGTGGGCCTGCCGGGCGGCCCGAACAGCTTCACGTAGGCCGCGTTCTTCGCACGCAGCTGCGCGAGCATCCGCTCGCGGGCACTCTCGTTATCCTTCATGCGCCATGTGATGCGCGACCGAGCGGTCGGCAGCCACGTCCTGCTCCATGACGCTCGTCAGCTTCTCGATCGCAGCGGTGAGCCGGTCCATGGAATCCTTGTGCGCGTCCAGGTGCTGCATGTGCTCGTGCAGCTTCGCGTGGTGCGCCTTGAGGGCCGCCTCGTGCGATTCCAGCGCCTTGCGGTGCTCGTCGAGCGCGCCCTGATGCTCGGTGATCGCATCGTGCATCGCCCCGTCACCCTCGCCGCCGCGCTGGGCCTCGTGCATACGCAGCGCTAGCTCCGAGTGCTTGCCGTGCAGATCACGGATGTGATTCCACAGCTCCCCCACCTCCCCATCGCGCTCAGCCATCTGTGGCTACCGGGAAGCCGAGCGCGGCGAGGCGCTCATTGATATGGGCCACCGCTTTCTCCAGCGCAGCGAGCCGCTCCTCGGGCGTCGGGCCGGGAGTTGGCTGATCCTCGGTGTGCGCCTCGGGCTCGGGTTTGTGCTTCATGGTCACTCCTGAATGATGATCGGCTGCTCGGGTGAGTTACCCCACGGGAAGGTGAACACAGATCCTACCTCAGTGAGCGCGTGCCCGTACTGGATGACGTTGGACAGCGGCGCAGCATCCACGCCACCTGATTGCGGCACGACCGCAAATGTATGATTGACCCCGAGCACAAGGCCGCTGATTAACAGCTTCTGGCCGTCCACCTGCTTCCAGGGCACACCGTCCTTATACACATCATAGGTAGTCGCTTGCGGCGAGGCGCTCCAGGTCAACAGCAATGAGCCGAGTGCAGGCTCGAAGGCGTTGACTATCACGGAACTGAGCGCCACCCCGAGCACCACCGGGATATTTATCGCAGGGCTTGCGGTAGACGTGCCGGTGATATCGGTGGCCGAGACCGTGAAGCTATAGTTGCCTAGCAGGTTAGGCGTGCCCGAAAGTACTCCGGCGCTGCTGAGCGACACCCCGGGCGGTAGTGAGCCGCTGGCGAGCGCGAAGCTCAATACGTCGCCTTCGGGCGAGGAGGCATACGGGTAGCCGGCCAGATTGATCGGCGTCATCGCCTGACTGACGGCGAGCCCGAAGGGGAAAGTGGGCACGCCATACCAGACGGGGGCCACCTCGTTGATCCACGCCTTGGCAAAGCCGGTCGGGAAGTTCGAGGGGTCGATCGCGTTGCCCGCTACGCGATAGATCGCGTAGTTCAGTTCCTGCCGCGAGGCATCCCCGCCGGCAAACAGCACCACGGTGCCGTCCCCATTGACGGTGTTGAGATATCCAGA